ACTGGCAACACCACTGGATCAACGAACATTATTGTGAGTGCAAGTCAGTCCATTACGACTGACACAATTTCAGAAACCACATCTGCTGCTGGTGTAACTATTGATAGTGTCTTGGTTAAGGACAACACCGTTGCAGCAACAACTTTTACTGGCGCACTCACTGGCAATGTAACTGGCAACCTGACTGGAGATGTGACAGGTGACGTTACAGGCGATGTTACCGGAGACTTAACAGGCGATGTTACCGGAGATTTAACCGGAGATGTAACGGGCAATGCGAGTGGCACTGCTGCGACTGTAACGGGAGCAACTCAAGCTGCCATTACCAGTGCAGCCAACCTCGTAACGGTTGGGACTATTGGGACAGGCGTTTGGCAGGGTACAGCGGTTGATGGCACTTATGTAGACCTTGAAGGCACAGAGGTTAAGTCCACAGGTGAAAGCGGGGGAACAAAGTTCCTGCGTGAAGACGGTGATGGGACTTGCTCTTGGCAGACTGTAGCTGGAGACATTGAAAGCGTAACAGCGGGAACGAACTTGAATGGAGGAGGCTCCTCTGGCGCAGTTACTCTTAACCTTGACACAACATTGACCGGACTTACTTCCGTCACCTCCACAGCCTTTGTGGGGGATATAACCGGAGACGTAACGGGCGATGTGTCTGGTTCATCGGGCAGTTGCACAGGTAATGCGGCTACGGTTACAAACGGGGTTTACACTACAAACAATCTTTCAGTCTTATCAGCCACAACATCCGCGCAGTTGGCTGGAGTTATTTCAGATGAAACGGGGAGTGGTTCACTTGTATTTGCCAGCAGCCCAACGCTGGTAACTCCTGCGCTTGGAACCCCAGCATCGGGTACACTTACAAACTGCACTTTCCCTACACTGAACCAAGACACTACCGGAACAGCAGCAACAGTTACAGGGGCGACTCAAGCTGCCATCACTAGCGCGGCTAATCTTGCGACTGTCGGCACAATTGGTACGGGTGTCTGGCAAGGAACTGCGGTTGATGGGGCTTACGTTGATATTGAGGGAACAGAAGTCAAATCGACTGGAGAGAGTGGTGGAACGAAGTTCTTGAGGGAAGATGGTGATGGAACCTGTTCGTGGGCAGTTCCAAGCGGAAGCGGTGATGTCAGCAAGGTTGGCACACCTGCTGACAGTCAAGTGGGAGTCTGGACGGGTGACGGAACTATTGAAGGCACAAATGATTTGGTTTTTGACTCAACAGGCTTGGGCATAGGCACTGCGGCTCCGTCTGACTTCCACTCCAGCGGTCAAAGACTTGTTGTTGGTGATGGAGCAGGCGACGAGGGTATATCTATTTACTCTGGCAGCGATTCCAACGGAACAATTAACTTTGCAGATGCGTCCTCCGGTACAGCAAGATATGTTGGCCGCATATATTACGACCACAATGCTAACGATATGAAGTTCAGCGTTAATGGGTCGACATCGATGACCATCGACTCGGCGGGCAGCGTCGGCATAGGCACTGCGGTTCCGACAAAGCCTTTGGATTGCCGCAGCGAAGCGGTTATCGGCAATGGGACTGACGGAGTTCTGTTATCTTACTCAACTGCAAACTCTACTGGCATAATAGACACTGGACACTCCTCTACTGGTCTGGAATTACGCACTGGCAACACCGAACGGATGCGAATCGACTCGGCGGGCAGCGTCGGCATAGGCACTGCGGCTCCAGATGATGTTCTTCATGTGGCAACTGGTGGTATTAGGATTGATGGCACTCCCGATGAATCTAGCAGCACAAATTCGTTGGGAATGGGTGTCATTAGTTCTGTGCCAACTATATTCACCCTGAACTCTGCTGACCTAGCATTTAAAACTGGCGGCTCCGAACGCATGCGAATCGACTCGTCGGGCAACTGCGGCCTCGGCACAGCTACGCCAGATACATTACTTCATCTAAAAGCAAATGACGGTACTGCAGTTTTAAGATTTGAGCGTAACGATACAGTTATTGTAGCTGGCGATGTATATGGTGATATTGAATGGGAAGGTCAAGATTCATCCACCGCTGCTGACGGGGTAAGAGCTAAAATTAGGGTTGAAGGTGATGTCGGTGTAACTGGTGAAACTGCTATGTGCTTCTACACCGCTGCCGCTGGTGACAATTTAGCCGAGCATGTGCGAATTGATAAAAATGGCGACGTTGGCATAGGCACTACGGCTCCATCTGGCACTTGTCATATCGTATCTTCTGACTCAAACACCCAGTTAATCGTTGAGGGTACAGGGACTGACGCGTCAACCAAGGTAAACCTAAAGAGTCAAGGCACTGGCAGTGGCATCATACAGGTTCAAGGGACTGAACGGATACGAATCGGCTCCAGCGGTCAAGTCTCCCAACCTGTTACGACCATCACGCCGAGTGCATCGGCTACAATCACTTACACGGTGGATATGGATGCGAGCAACATTCAGAACCTCGTATGCCATACGGATAATGCGGATATTACAATTAATGTAAGCAATATGGCAGCGGGTAAGACAGTTAAGCTGCACGTTGATTTTAGCAGTGTTTCATCATTTAGCTCACTAACAGTTAACTGGAACAACAATCAAGTTTACGAACCGGATACTGCGATGGCGATGGTTGATGCAATAGGGGATGATATGATTAACGCTATGTATACTAACTTTATGGTTGATTTAACTGCCTACGGAACTAACGCGAGTGACGTTTACGGAAATGCGTCAGTGTTCGCTTAATCTAAACAAAACAAATAAATACTATGCCAAACACATACAACTGGACACGTTTAGAACCTCTCGTAAAAACGGAGGAAGTAAACGGTTCCGAACAAAAAGTAGTAATCACCCTCGTTGCGGGTTTAACCGCCCAATCCGATGATGGTTACAGTTCATACATGGACAGCGCAATCAACTGCCCACTCGACCCTGACAACTTCATTCCTTTTGATGATCTCCCAGAATCTTGGGCAATCGACAAGGCGAACAGTGTTGCCGAGGAAGGTGGTTGGAAAGATGCGTTGGATAAACAAATTGAAGCAGCAAAGGCCCGTCCATTGCCAGCCAAGTTTCCTTGGCAGCAAGCTGGCGAGGCTCCTGCTGAATAATAGGATACTTCGGGTGGAGTGATGATAAATGATTTAGAATGGCTAAAAGTGTTCGGGGTAAACGGAGGCGTGCTTGCCACTGTCTCATTGTCCGACCTTGAGCTTGCCCTAAAGATACTAATGCTGTTCCTCACTTGTGTGTGGACAGCGGTTAAAATTGTTAAACTACTAAAAGAAGAATGAAGGAAAAACTAAAGAGCAGGAAATTGTGGATGGCCTTGGGTGGCCTCTTAACTGTAGCCGCAACCGAATGGCTGAACCTGTCACCGGAACTGACAGAGCAAGTTGTTGGGGCTGTAATCATTATCGTACCTGCCTATATCGGAGGTCAAGGCATAGTGGACGCGATGAAGGAGTACGCCTCGGCAGGGAAGAAAAAATGATATTAGCCGCACTCAAGGGCTTGGCCGCGTTGCCGAGATTGGTGGATGCGGTTGAGTCCTTGGGGATTGTGGCACGGGCGCAAATGGCGCAACAAAGAAAAGATGAGAAAGACAAAGCTGTTGATGACCTTATTGATGCTGCTCGCTACAAGCGGCTGCTTGAGCGTGAAGCTGAACGGGTTTCAAGAGATAGCGGAGAGGAATCCGGTGGGGCTTGAGAATGCGGTGGAGACAGATGAAGGAGCGGAATTTATTAGACAGCTTGGGAAATACATTAATCAACTTGAACAACAGATAGAGGCAGGAAAATGACTTTAACAGAACTAGCAGATCAAGTTACGACTAAATTAAGTGATACCGATTCCGCCTCGGTGGCCACCTGCAAGAAATTCATTAATAACCGCTACCGGATGCTATGGGATTCAGGGTTATGGACTAACTCATTGGGGGTTGTAACCAAGACAGTGGCAGCAGAGGACGAAACCCTTACCTTATCGGGTGATCCCACTATCTTCTATTATCCGACAAGCTCAACGGTGGCTTCCACGGCCCCCAGATTGCAGTTTGTGGTGGCTACGAAGTTCACCGAGACAGGGAAAGAGGACGGAGCGGAGGTTGTCGGTTCCAACTGGATGCAATTCTTCCAGTTAGACCCTAACATTTGGGAGAACACCAGTTCGCGCAGGGCTAACCCAACCAATTTCACTCCCCTGCCCCCTGACGCAAGCGGGTATTGCCGTATTAAACCTCTCCCCACGCCCAAGAACGCGGGAACACTGTACGCATTGGGCAAATTGAAGTTCACCGAGCTTGGTGATTCGGATTCTCCGGTGATATTAGGGTCAGACAATGTGCTTCTGGCTTATACCGAGGGGGATATGCTTGAAAGGGCGATGCAGTTCCAGAAAGCACAGGCTAAATTTACTGAAGCAACCACATTAATGCAGATTTGCAGGGACTTGGACAATGTTCAGCCAGCGAAGGTGAACCGAATCATCCCTGACGTACCGAATCACTGGCAAACCAGTGACTTTGTTAACTAATGCCTGTTCTATCCAATAACGTGCTGGATGACCCGTTGATTCTCGACGGGAACAACAGTTTTGTAGGAGGGCAAGTGAGTGCGTCCCGCGCAAACCTTGTTCCTCCCGATGCTTATGCTGAAGGAAAGAACATTGACCTTGATGAGTTTGGAAATGCGGTAACTCGCAGGGGAACGAGTCTTGAGATCGGCTATTTGGTTTGGGAGGATACTGATGTCAATTGGGAGGCAGAAACAACTCCTTGGGAGGGGGTTACTGCGCCTATTACTTCGCTTGGTTACTTTGACACAGGCAGTGAGGAATACGTTGTCGTGGCAGACGGGGCAGACTATCTGAAAGCGGTCACTGAAGTAGGCACGTTCACTCCCTTGACAGGAGCAACCTATCCGGCAGGTGCGCGGGTAAGGTTTGCCCAGCTTAATACCCGCTTTTATTATACCGACGAGTCCAGTGACCTGCGTTACATTGAAGGCTCCACTGATCCGGTTACTGCCGAGGTGATTACTGCCGGAAAGATTACCAGCATCACGATTGCCAACGGAGGATCGGGATATACCTCGGCTCCTACAGTAACAATAGATGCTCCCTCCAGCGGAACGACTGCCACCGGAACAGCGGTGCTGGGTTACGACGGAAGCGTGGTCAGCGTGACCATGACCAACGAGGGAACAGGTTATGACAAGGATAACCCTCCTGCCATTGCCATTGCTTCCCCCACCAGCGGAACAGATGCCGTGGCAACGGTTCGTATTTCCCAAACTCCAAGCAAGCCGAAGTTTATCGTTTCCCATACCAACAGACTGTTTGCTACCAGCGCAGATACGGCTGTTCCTTCTGATGTATTGTATGTGAGCGGGATACTCGACGGGGATGCGTGGGATTTGGCGGGGGATAATCTGCGAATTGGTAATGACCGCGACCCTATAACTGCCCTCATGCCAGCGCAGAATTTTGATCTTATCGTCTTTAAGGAGAGAAGCATTTACAAGATAACTGCCGACCCAACACAGGAGGTTTCGCAGTGGAGCATAAAGTTGGTCAACAACCGGACGGGATGTGTGGCTGATGGGACGGTTCAGCAGGTCGGTGCGGATATTATGTTCCTTTCCCGTGACGGTGTTCGCTCCCTGCAATCCATTCAGGCGGGTACGGAGACAGATATTTCACTGCCAATAAGCCGCAATATAAATGATTACATCGGAAGGATTAATCAATCTGCGGTGAGCAAATGCACGGCAACCTACTGGCGCAACCGTTATATGCTGTCTGTTCCGCTGGATTCCGCCACCACACCGGACACAGTGTTGACCTACAACCTGCTTGCAGGTGCATGGTGCGGGTTCTGGACAGGATGGGAGGCGAGGGGCTTCGCTATTAGTGCATTCAGTGGCAAGTTGGCCCTTAATATCGGGACACAGAACGGGGAGCTTTATACTTGGGACGACACGACACCGGAATCCTCCACGACCATAGCAGACTTTAAGGATGGGAATTCCACCTACGAATCCTATATCACAACACGGGCATATACCTACGGGGAAACGTGGGGAGACAAGATCGGTTACTCTTCACAGTTTAACTTCGGGAACCTCCACACTGATGCAGTGGAAGGAGAGATTAATTACTACAAGGACTTATCTTCAACAGGGAGCGCACTGGATTCAAGTCTGTCACTGGCCGGAGACACCAATCTGATCCGAAAAGGTTACAACATGATTGCCAAGGGTAGGTTTGACCAGATGCAGTTTAAGGTAACAGCAGACGGAGGAAGGCTTGCTCTGCAATCCATTCAAACCAGTGCCTTTGGCCAGCCTATTGACCCACAACGATGACTGCCTTGGATATAATGACATTAACGGTGGGACTCTTCTGCCATAGGCATCTTGGTCATTGCCGTAAGTGGGATAAGGCACTCATGTTGAAATGGGTGCAGTGGTTCATCGTCAAAAAGAGGTACTGGACAGTAGTTCGGGACGGCAGAATTGCAGGGGTAGCCCTTGTTCGGCTTGTAGACGATGAGGACGGTTGCCGCAAGGATTACACTGACACAGGAGGGAAAGTTTGCTTCGTAGATGCTACAGTGGCTAAAGGTGAAGGGGTTATGAAGGAGCTTTATACAAAGATGTTTAATGATATGGGGCATCAAGCAGACACAATGGCTTGGGTAAGACCAAAGCATAACGACAGAATAGTTTGTGTTCCGATGGAACGCGCAAGGAGAAGATTAATAAAGGGATAATATTATGGGTAAATCATCACCACCTCCACCACCAACCCCTCCGTCTGCTGCGGAGATTTCTGCGGCTAACACCGATTCAGCAAGAGCTATGATGGAGCTGCAACGCGCAATGCAGTTTGGTGATGAGGTAATGAAGCAGGGGTATATGCGCGAGAAGTTGGGTGTGCCTCAAGGAGCCACTCCTGTTTACTCCGAAACAATGGTGGCTTCCTCTGCCCCGAAGAACATAACAAAAAATAATTACGGGGCAGTTTTTGAAGTTCAGAGTGATGGCACACTCGCCATTCATCCCCAATACAAGAATAACTCCAGCATCCAGCAAATGCATGAGAGATATATAGGGATGCCGTGGGGCGAGTTTGCCGAGGAGATGGGGTCTAATTGGGGAGGGTCTCGTAGCGAATGGAGAGCAGACCCTACAGGAACTGTAGAGGTCAAGCAGCCCATCAAGTCCCTCACAGGTTACAAGAACTCTGATGGCACAATCACTGATGCCCACCAATACTTCAAGATTTCAGAGGATGGAGAGAGGCAAACTGTAAAGCGTGAAGAGGCACTTCAG